TTGATAAGATTACTGAAGCGATGAATCCGCAATTTGAAGATGAGAAGGCGTGTAACCCATTTGATTTTTGGGAAGGCGCTAATTTCAAATTAAAGATTCGTAAAGTTGATGGTTTTTGGAACTATGATAAATCTGAATTTGAGCCAATCAGTAAATTAAAATCTACTGATAAAGAGATTGACACGGTGTGGAAATCTCAACACGCTCTAAAGCCCTTCAACGATCCAAGTAATTTTAAACCTTATGATGAACTCAAAGAGAAACTGAATAAGGTACTTACTGGAACAAGAAGCACGGAATCAGTTGCTGATATTGACCTCCCACCAGTTGCGAAAGCAACACCAAAGTCTAACGGTGATGGTTCTGTGGAGAAAGCAAAATCCTCTAGCGATAGTGATGAATCATTATCGTATTTTAGTAAATTAGCTGAAGAGGATTAATCTATCTCTCTCTTTCTCAAATGGGAGGCCGAAAGGCCTCCCAAACTATAACACCTAATAAGTGTTATCAATAATAATAAGGAGGCAGAAATGTCAACAAATAAAAATGTGGTTAGTGTTCATACCATAAATAAATTCACAAATGAACATTTAGAAACTTCAAAACAATTAATTAATAAAACACATAGACCAGACCTATATGGTAATAATATACTATATGGTAAAGATGGTGGCAGGCATTTAGTAGATATAACAGATATTAAATGGTTAGGCACTATTAGAAATACACAAAAATATAGAGCTTCTGGTGGTAATAGTAAGTACAAAGAAGTTAAAAATAGTATAACTGATTTTGGTTTTAAATTAAAAAATGAACCAATTGCATTAAGAAGAATGGTGGATGGGTTACACCCACTTACAGGCCATACTAGAAAAGATATATTAGAAGATTTAGGATTTACAAATGTTGTTGCTCAAGTGTATGAAAATATGACAGATGAGCAGGCAAGTAAATTTGGTTTAATATTAAATAGACCAGATGATCCAAGAGGTTCGGTATCTATTGAAGATATTAGAAATGAATCTGAAAGAGCAATAGCAAATAAATGGATTAAACCAGATTTGAATAGTATATTAGAAAGAGTAAATGAAATATGTGGTGATTCTGTATTTACAGATAATAAAAGAAGTTTAATAGCAACAATGGTTTATAATAATTGGAACAATAAGAAACCAGGTGCAAAAAGGATAGTTGCTTGGACAGATGATGGAGTTATATCAACGTGGATGAATAATAATAACTATGTTGACACACCACACCTAATGTATATGACAACCTCATTTTCTCAGGTTAGTAAAGCAATTTTTAGAGCAGCAAAACTGTTTGTAGAAAATCCAGGTAAACAAATAAGAGTAATTGTTCATACTGGTATTTTGGATGCTTTTGATTTAGTAAAATGTTATGACGAAAGAGTGGATGAATTTAAGTTATTATGGAATAGTAAAATAAAAGATTTACAAATTGCTATATTCAAAACTAAGCCAGATAGTGCTCAAGTAGTTTTATCTGATAATATAGTTTTATATGGTCATCTACCATCACTAGAGTCTGAACACCCATTAGACAAAATGTTAAAGTATAAAAAAACTTCTAAAATAATTTCTAATGGCAAAGAAATTTAAAAAACTACCCAACATTGACCGAAAAGCATATACAGGTATTTTTAAGCCTGTAAATAAAGCAAAATATAAAGGTAAAGTTAATAATGTTGTTTATAGGTCAAGTTGGGAAAAGAAGTTTATGCTTTATTGCGATAGGACTCCTGGTGTAGTAGAGTGGGGTAGTGAGGAGATAGTTATACCATACCGTTCAGTAGGAGGTAATATTATTAGAAGATATTTCCCTGATTTTTATATGAAAACAAAACAAAAAGATGGCACATTTCAAAAATTTATTGTAGAAATTAAACCTAAATATCAAACTAAAAAACCTAAACTTCTTAAACGCAAAACATCAAAATATTATAAACAATTACATACATATCTTAAAAATGAGAGTAAGTGGAAAACAGCACAAGCGTGGTGTAGAAAACACGGTATGAAATTTGTTATATTAACAGAAGACCATCTTAAAACATTTTAGAAAGACATATAAATATACTATATGGCAAGTGTATTTGATAGAATTAAGCCTGACACGGTTAAGTCAGCAAATTGGTATAGAAACCAAGTCAGAAATATAGCAGGTGGAACTACTGCTAGAGAGTTAATGAGAGCAGGCAAATTACTGGGAAGACCTAGCATAGGGCGTTTAAACTTGTTTGGATATAATCCTAAATTGAGAAGAACGTTACCTTTTTATGATGTATTCCCATTAGTGTTGCCATTAGAACCAACACCAGGTGGATTTATGGGTATGAATTTTCACTATCTACCACCATTATTGAGATTTAGATTATTAGAGAAAATGCAGTTGTTTGCTTCTGATAAAAAATTTGATAGTAAAGATAAATTTACAGTTAATTATGATGATGTAAAAAGAATTAGAATAGTTAAACCCACAATTAAAAAATATCTATGGGAGTATGTGCAAACCTCTTTTTTAAGAATAAATATGGATGAGGCACCGATTGCGATTTATTTACCAGTACAAAGATTTAAAAAGGCTTCGGATCAAACTGTATATGCAGATAGTAGGAGATACATTTAATGGCAATAATTAGACAACGATTACCAATTCCAGGACCATTTGATATAAGAATAGGTTTACCTAGAGGTGAACATTGGGATCCAAAAGATATTAAAAAGAAATTGTCTGATAAGGCAAACCGTGAAACTACTATAAACAGATTTAGGTCAATGGTTTCAGGTGCTGAAGGTTTATATAGACCTGCTAAGTTTATGGTTGTATTAGAGTTCCCTAGTGCTATGAGAACCAATGAACATTGGATGGGAGAGGAATTTACTGAATATACAACTGATTTGACATTTATGAATGATGTAAGAAGTGGTATTAAAGATAGATTATATTTTTTCTGCTCATCTGCTCAATTACCTGAACGAACAATACAGGATACTTCCGCAAATCAATTTTATGGACCAGAAAGGATGATAGCAAGAGGTCAGGAGTTTTCAACAATGACTTTAAATTTTATGCTTGATTCTGAATTATCTGAAAGAGTTATATTTGAATCTTGGCAAAATGCAATTATTAACCAAAGAACATATAACGCTAATTTTTATGATGAGTATGTGGGAAGAGTGTTTATATTTCCACTACACGAAAATAGAAATGAAGCCTCAAATGCAAAACCTAAAGGTATTGAGGATTCTGATATATATGGTCCACTTGCTAGATTGACTCTATCAGGATATTATGTAGAATTAATAGAAGCATATCCTAAAACAATAGGTTCAGTAGAGTTGGGTTATAGTAAAGCAAATGAAATAGCAAATCAACCAATAACTTTTAATTATAGATACTGGAGAAGTAATGCTACTTTACACGACCACGAAAAAGGAATTGCTGCAGGTGATATTGATGGAACAGGTGTAGTTAAGGAAGGCAAATTAATGGGAGGTTTTTTAGGCAGTATTTTATCTAAACTACCACCAGAAATTAGAAGAGCAGGACGTGATGTCTTGCAAGCAGTAAAAAGAAAATTCCCTACTGGAAGAATATTTGGAGGAAAAGTATTTCCACCGTTCTTCTAATAGTTGAATAGATAAATGAAGGAGTGAAAAAAGTATGGCTTTACCAATAAATGAAGTCCCACGTTATACTTGTAAGTTACCTTCAACAAATGAGGTTATAAAATACCGACCCTTTTTAGTAAAAGAGGAAAAAGTTTTGTTGATGGCAATAGAGAGTAATGATGAAAATGAAATCTCACAAGCTGTTATTAATACAGTACAAAGTTGTGTAGAAAATGATGTTGATGTTTCAAAATTGCCTATATTTGATTTTGAGTATTTGTATTTACGAATACGAGCAAAATCTGTAGGTGAAGTTGTGAAATTAAAGTTAAAGTGTCCCGATGATGAAAAACAAATTGTGGAATACGAACTAAATTTAGATGATGTTAAAGTAACAAAACCTGAAGGCGTTAGTCCTGAAATAGAATTTGAACCTGGTTATGGTGTTGTTTTACAATACCCTACTATCAAATCATTTAAAGGTGATGTTAGTAAAACAGAATTGTCGTTTGATATAGTAAAAGATTGTATAAAATCCATTTATAAAGGAAGTGATGTATTTGACCGAAATAATATATCAGATAAAGAATTGGATGATTATGTAAATAGTTTAACCCAAAAGCAATATAGACAAATAATGAAATTCTTTGATACAATGCCAAAGATTGAACATATAATTAAGTATAAGAATCCAAAGACAAATAAAGATTTTACATTAACGCTTAATGGGACAAACGATTTTTTTTAATTACCCTTTCACACGAAAACCTTGAGAATTACTATCGGGTGAATTTTTTGTTAATGCAACATCATAAATATTCGTTAAGTGAACTTGAAAGTATGTTACCGTGGGAAAGGGAGATTTATATTGATATGTTAATACAGCATATTAGGGAAGAAAATGAGCGAATTAAACAACAACAGCAAAAAAGAGGATAATATTTGATAGAAAATGGCAAAGAGAACATTATGGAGAGTTTTGATAGTTAAATTAAGAATGTGGTATGCTGATATGAGAGGACACCACGGACATAAATGGGACTATGAACCTTCAGAAACTTATATGGGAAGACACCCAAAGAATAGGAAATAGAAATGGCTGACGATTTAATTAAAGTTAAAAAGACGACCGAAGAATATGAATTAAAGAAAAGTGACCTTGTTCCTGATGAAGGAGAAGACTCTCCTACTTGGTATAATAAGACAGCAGGTCTATTAGACAAGTTTAGAGTTATACCTAGATTGGTAATGTTGTCATATATCTATGCTTTTTATAAATCAGTAACTTGGTTTATGCAGTTACCTGATCCAACAAATTCCCAAGCGATGTTTATATCAACAATAGTTGGTGCTGGTGCAGCCTTCTTTGGATTATATGTTGGCAAACCAGGTGCAAAATTACCTAAAAATAGTAAGAAATAATTAAATGGCAGATTTTACAGCATTATTAGCAACACAGAAACAACAACAAGAAAAAGAGCAAGTAGCAATATCAGAAGCAGCTCAAGACTATGCTCTAAAGGTTCAATTAGAAGAAGGACTTACGCAGGACTTTTTAAAAGGAGGTCCATCAAAAAGTATAAAAGGTGAAACAGAACCAAGTAAAAGAATTCCTATATCAAATGCGGCTATATCAATAGTACGTAATTTTCAACAAGATTTAGATATGATTGCTGATGTTAGTTCCATTTCAGAATTCAAATCAATAATAGGCAAATATCAAACACTATTAGAAAATTTACCTGCTAGTTATGAAAAGAATAGATTTAGTGAAAGAGAAGTACAATATATTAGTAAAGTTATCGCACCTGTCCTTGCAGAATTACACCCACTTACAAATTCTTTTGCTAAAGTTAGATTCGGATTTAAAAATTTCATAAAACAATTTAAACCTATAAAAATTGCAGATAGAGTATTAGGTAATTTTCCTATACTAGGTCGTATGATTAAGGATGCTATAGAAACTAAAGAGGCAGGTGAAAGTGAATTAAGGAGAGCTGAAAGACAAAGAGGAAAAGATATTGCTACAGAAGCTAGAAGGAGTGGTGAGGAAAAAGTTTCAGGAGAACTTGGAACGAGTAGTGCTATATTGTCTGATATATCAAGTGATGTTAAAGAAGTAAAAGAGGAAGTTTCAAAACCAACTCCTATAAGTGAAATAGAAACTCAATATGGTTTAGGTGATAAAACTGTCCCAGGTATGACAAGTAAGAGTGTTACCGAAGAAACTCAGGAAGAAGAAGCACTTGTTGATAAAGTACAACACGAAGAAAATAGAAATTTATTTGAAATAATTGCAGAAAATACTACTGAAACCAATGTATTATTAGAAGAATTACTTAAAGGTGGTGATGGTGGACTTATGGAAACTGCTGGTGCTACTGCTATTGGTGCTGGAGTTGGTGGTACTGCTGGTGTTGCTGGTACTTTAGGTGCAGCTAAACTGCTTAAAAGTAAAACACCTGTCAAGGGTGGTAAACCAACCAAAACTAATTTTGCAAGTAAGGCTAAAAATTTAGCAAAAAGTACAGTCAAAAAAAGTGGATCTGTAATGAAGAATACTGCTAGAGTAGCAGGTAGAGTTGCATCCAGAG